ATGTGCCAATAGAAAAAGTGTCACAAGACACATAGTAATCCCACCTATTTCGATTATAATAGGTATATACACAGGAGAAACCCCTTATGTCAAAAGAAATGCTATTCCTATGTGATGTCTTCGACAAGTGGTTAGATGAGAACAATCTACCACACAGAAGTGCAGATGACATTCTTTATGGAGAAAATGCTTGTAAACTCACAGGTAATCAAACATACTGGTTAGAGAGTTTTATCTCTACTTGGGAAGTTATTGCGGAGCATACTTGATATGACAACTCTCAATAAAGACCAACTTCAAGACCTAAGAGAAGAGTTCATTGAGTTCAAAATCAATGAAATGACCTCTGAAGATATGGCATCTTACATTCGTGACATTATGATACACGATGTCAATGTTTTGAACAAAGAAGAACTTGAGTATGAGATTAACTCTTATGATGACAACTTGTATGAAATTCTTGAGGACTATGTAACAGATACAGTTGGTTCTTATACAGCATTACAAGAGTTCATACACGACAGACACGCTATGGAGTGGATTGATGATTGATGAATTAAAAATTTCAGTTGCATTTACAGGCGATGAACTGTATGAAACTATCAAACTCTATGACCTATTGAGAGATATGGACTTTGAGTTATCAGAAACACAAGTCGAAGTGTTTGAGAAACTACAAGACGCAGAAGTCAACGGAGGATTTTTCTAATGAGAGTAACTAACCACATTAATAAAAGTAAGATGAAAGTAAAAGAACTAATCGAAGCATTGTCATACTATGATGGCGATGACAACATCACATTCTACTTCTTGAAGAATGATACTCTCACTAATTGTCAACTAGAGGACATAGGTTTTTTTTCAGATACTATGAGTGTAGAGTTGACTATTCAAGACACAAGTGAAGTACAGGAGGAAGTCGATGTCTAAAATTAGAAGTGAATTTCCACAGACACCACTTAATCTGACTTTGAGAGAAGAGCAGATAAGCACCATACTCTATTGCCTAGAGGGTTACTCACAGGGTAACGATGATTTTGAATTAGTGGAAGAGTTAGACGAAATCTTTGAAGTCTTGGAAACTACTGTTGACAAGTTTTACAATAAGATTGAAAAGGCAAGAGCAAAAAGACCAGAGGAGGAATGGTAATGGCAAAACACACACTTGTATTAGATGATATGGAATTAACAGCACTCATAACACACCTAGAGGGTCAAAGTGAAATGATGGTTGAGTCCAGATTGAACTGTAGTAATCCAAGTGAACTACCAGATAGAGAAGAAGTGCTACTAAATCTTGTATATGCAAAGGCATTTACAATAGGTTGGGATGCAGACAAGAACCCAAAGGTCGATTTTAATTTAATTCAAAACCAAGATAGGATTTACAAGTACAAATGACATCATCAAGTTATCAGGATTGGACACACGAAGTAATTAACACACACTTGAGACTTTCAAGTATTGTGCCAACTCGCACAGTTGACAAGTACACTAGGGCAAGGAAAGATGGTAAAATCATAGTTTGCCCAGAGTGTAACAAAGTTGCCACAGTATATCACTTTAGTTGGTCAGCACTCGGTTGTCAAGAGTGTGGTGCTATGGTAGAAAAAAATCAATGGAGATTATTATGAACAAATTAGACAACTATGAACTATCCACAATTCACTACACTATAAGTTATTACATTGACAATGCTAACTTAGATGAAGATGAGAATGAGTGGTTAAATTTACTCAAAGAAAAGGTAGATAGCATTATGGTATCTCAAGCAAAGTATGATATGGAGTGTGGTTAGGACAGTTAAATTACTGTCACACCACATTGTAATATGGTAAAATATTTGCTATAATAATAGTAATTACAAAATAATTATGACCCCCGAAGAAAAGTATCGTGACCTCTACGAACAAATGTATGACCTATGTGAAGAACAGGGGTGGGGTGATCCATTTTCCTATGCAAGGTCAAGAGAAATCTATATGGCAGGTTTACTTGGTCATAAAGTTGCAGATGATTATTCTGGGGAAGATGCAATTGATGAAGATGGTGGTTGTGAATACAAATCTACCATAGGTAAGAGTGTCAATGGAACTTATAATGGTATAAGTGTTCAAGATACTTGGGAACTTCAAGAAAAATACATTGTAGAGGATAAAATTGGTAAATACCAGAACCACTACTATGCAAGATTTAAAGGAGGAAAAGTTGAAGAAGTCTGGAAGTTGGGTTGCGATGTTGTATTGGATTTATTATTACCAAAGATTAAGAAACAGTTTAATGAAGGAACATCACACAAGAAAGACCCTAGAATAGGGGTAAGTATTGGACAGAAGGAGATTGAGAGTTATGGTCAAAGAATTAGATAGTGGTAAGTTAATGTATTCGGTGGGTAACAACGATGAGTGTTACACACCTGATTATGGTGTCAAACCTATACTGAAGTACATTCCAAAGGATGCTATAGTCTGGTGTCCTTTTGATACTATTGATAGTGAGTTTACTAAACAAATATCGAAGCAGAACAAAGTTATTGCTACTCATATTAGTATGGGTATTGATTTCTTTGACTTTGAACCAGAGTATTGGGATGTAATGGTATCAAATCCACCATTCACAAATAAGAGAAAGTATTTTGAGAGAGCATTATCATTTGGCAAACCTTTTGCCTTGATAATGACAAACACTTGGTTAAATGACTCAGCACCAAAACAACTATTCAAGGATAAAGACTTACAGTTGTTAATGTTTGATAAGAGAATGAAGTTTATAAGTCCTGATGGTAGGAATAATGATAAGATTACATTTAGTAGTAGTTACTATTGTTGGAACTTCTTACCGAAGCAAATTATAATGGAGGAGTTAAATGTGCCACCTAAAAAGGTGTCACAAAAAGTATCCACACCATTAACAGAATTGCTATACTAATAGTATTAATGAGATTTTGATGAAATTACGTTCACATCAGTTAGATTCACTTATTGCTATGCAGAAGTGCAACAAAGGTCAGATTATTGTACCCACTGGTGGTGGTAAGACAATGTGTATGATTGAAGATGCACAGTATAGATTTGATATGAATAGCGTATCAAAAACTATCGTTGTTGTTGCTCCTCGTATCTTACTTGCAAATCAGTTATCAGCAGATTTTCTTGAGCATATCACAAATGTAGATGTGATGCACGTTCATAGTGGAGAGACTCATCACTTCAGCAGTACAAAAACAGAAGTGATTGAAAACTGGTATCACAACAGTATCGAAAATCAGTTAATCTTTACAACATATCATTCACTACACAGAATCACAGAGTCACTTGATATTGAGATTGATACAATCTATTTTGATGAAGCACACAACTCAGTTCAGAAAAACTTTATCGAAGCAGTTGAGTATTGTTCAATATATGCACAGAGAAAGTATTTCTTTACTGCTACACCAAAACATTCTTTGACACCCAAGAAAGTTGGTATGAATGATACTGACATTTTTGGTCAGGTCATTAGAAATGTACCAGCACCTAAGTTAGTTGATGAGGGTTATATTCTACCACCTAAAATGATAGTCAAGACTATCAATGTAGCAGAGGAACAAGTAAATGAATGTGAGCATATTATTGATACTATTGATGAAATTAGTGTCAAGAAAGTATTAATTTGTGCAAGGTCAACCAAGCAAATAATTAAACTAATTGACCAGACAAATTTCTCTCAGGAACTAGCATCTAGAGACTATTCTTGTATGTACATTACAGCAAAAACTGGTGCATATATTGATGGTAATAAAGTCAATAGAGATACATTTTTTGATACTCTCAACACATGGGGAAAAGATACAACTAAAAGATTTGTAGTATTACACCATAGTATTCTATCTGAAGGTATCAATGTCAAAGGGTTGGAAGCATCATTATTTCTTAGAAACATGGATATTATTGGTTTATCTCAAACCATAGGTAGAGTTATTAGAACAGGAGATAATGATAAGAAGTATGGATTAGTTGTTGTACCCACATGGGATAAAGTTGGTATATCTACATCTAAAAGATTATCAGGAGTTGTTGATACTGTATTCAATAGAGGAGAGGTAGCAATTAGTAAAGTAAGGAAGTAAATATTATTCTTAAATATTAGTTACCTCTAAATTGCGTAATTGATGTAAAGATTATTCAAAATAATGTTATCATCAGAAATTACAAGAGAACTTCAATCCTTAACTCAAACATGGAGAAACAACAATTTTGTTTTTACTGGAGAGCAGAGAAAGAAGTATGATAGATTGTTGTCTCAAAGAAGAGAATTTATCAAGCAATGGAAGGAAGAGGGTAGAGTTTATAGTTCTACCACACCAACCAAAGTTAAGGTTAAAAAAGAGGAGAAGGCATGAGATTTATTCAAAGATATAAATCCCCAAATGTAATTGGACTTGGGGATAGTGTTAGATATGAGGGTAAGGATTATCTGGTTCTAATTAATTATATTAAGGGAGAAACAGATGCAAAAAACTATACACCTAAGAATAACAGAACTATTCTAATTGATGAAAACGATAATCGGGTTGTATGTCACGATTATCGTAAACTAACAGTAGCCTCTAAAATGTAACCCTAGTGAATGAGTTTTATTATGAATCAAAACGACAAAAACAAACTTGAAAAATTTGGTATGACTCAAAATGAGTTGAATGAACTAAGGTATCATTATGTTGATAGATTAGTTGATAATATGTCAACTAAGGATTTAGTTCAATATGTATTTGATGATATGACTCAATATGTTGATAATCAATCAGATGCAGAATTTCTAGAAGATTGTAGAAACTATTGGGAAGATGGTTTTGATAATGTAGTTGAAGAAATTAAAGAATATGCAAACAGCGATTTCAAAAAACCTATGGAGGATAGGAATTAATTATGGCATATTGCGACAAGTGTGGAAATTATGATGAGTCACATAGAGATTCTATGGATTATGAAAAAGATTCTCATCTAGAAGCACAAAACTATGAACCAGATTTATATTACTATTGGGATTCCCCATTAGAAGAAGATTATGATTGGCGAGACGCTGAGCCAAATGTTGATTGTTTATGCGAAATCTGTTTTGATATTCTCAATAGAGAGAAGAAAATTAAATGGAAATGTGAAAAAGTGTAGCCTTTAAAATGTAACCCTATTGAATACAGCAAAACTATGCACAACTTCAAAGAATTTTTAGACTACTGTGAATCATTCTACTCACCTAGTCACCCAGATGTATTATATCCTATTGATGGATTAACTCGTGAAGAGTTAGCACTTGCAACACTTAACTATCTTGATTTGTGTGCGGCCAGTGATGGAACTGTAAGCTGGGGTGATGGTGATTCTCTTGATCGAGAGAGAGTCAGAGATTTTGTAATTAACAGGAGGGCTATCGCATGAAATTTTTAGTAACAGATATTGAATTTGATTTCAATACAGATATGCCAGATTATTATAGTGTATCATTTGATGACCAACAACTCATAGTAAATGATAACTTAGGTGTATGGGAAGCTGATGATGAAGATGACCTAATCGAAGAGGTAACTTGCAATGCTGGCTGGTGCATCAAATCTATTGATTATGAAATCCAACTTAAGTGAGCCCTCTAAATTGTCCCTATAGTATAAGCATACATTTGAATTATGAAAAAATCATTTATTGTTGAAGATGTAACAGCAAACTTAAACAAGATTACTTGTTTAACTGATGAAATAAAAGAGGGTATTGAATTTAGATGCCTTAATGCCATTGGTGTATGGAATGTAGAGGGAAAAAATAATGATGCTATG